GAGGAGTCTTGGTCAATCGACTACGCGGTCTTGACCGGCGACCCCGAGCAGCCGCAAGTCTGGCTCGACCTCGAAGAGTTCCTGTCCCGCAACCGCGACGGCTACAACGTCGTGTCGGCGTGCATTGACTGCAACTACCTGACGCAGACGGTTCAAGACTGGTGCTGGCCTCGTCGCGGTCGTCGATGGTGGGCAATCATCGGCAAGGCCGGACCTAAGCGCGCGGTGTGGGCCAAGAAGGCGTCAAGGTCCAAGTACGCGCTACCGTTCCGCTCCATCGGCATCGACACCGCCAAAGACCTGAACTGGGCGCGGATGCGCCTTGCCGAGCCGGGGGCAGGCTACATGCACACGCCCGTTGGTCGCGACATCGAGTGGTACAAGCAACTGCTCAACGAACGGCCAAGCTTCCACAAGAACGGGGAGCGCGGGTGGAAGAAGGCCAAGAAAAGCGACCGCGCCGAAGCCCTAGACTGCCGCGTCTACGCCTACGCCGCCCTGTGCTCGTTGCGCTCGGCTGGCCGTCGACTAGAAGACATCGCCCCGCCCGTCGACCGTCCAGCCGTCGCTGTGGCTGTCGTGGTTGCGGCGCCCGTTGTCGCGTCCGCACCGACTGCGCGGCGGGCGCCCAAGCGACCTTCCAAATCATGGCTAGACGCGGGCGCGCGTTGGCGGTAGGGTGCGGCATGGCATGGACTAGCACGCAACTGTCGGACCTCAAAGACGCCTACGCCCAAGGCATCCTGTCTGTTACTATCGCAGGCAAGACGCTGACTTACGCCAGCGGCGCCGACATGATGAAGCGCATCAAAGAGATCGAAGCCGACCTGGGTTTGACGACGGCGCAGAAGGCAAAGCGCGTAACCTACTCCAGCTTCAAGAGGACATAGCCATGTCGGTATGGTCGCGAGCAGTCCGCGCCTTGTCGCGCGTTGACGAGTCGGCGCTAGATATGCCGCTGCCTGAACTGCCGCCAAAGCGTGCGGAGGGCATCCGCCGCTACGAAGGCGCCCAAGGCGGCAGGCTGACCACTGGCTGGCTGTCCGACGCAAGCGGCCCGAACACCGAGATGCGTGGCGAACTGCCGACTCTGCGCGACCGTAGCCGCGACTTGGTCCGCAACAACGCACACGCAGGCCGCGCCATCAGCGTCATGGTCAACGCCATCGTATCGACTGGCATCCGTCCGCAGCCGAAGACCGGCAGCGCGCGCATCGACGCCATGCTCCTCGACGCATGGGATGGGTGGGGCCTTGACGCAGACGCCTACGGGCGCACCGACGTTTACGGCATGCAGCGGCTTGCTGTGCAGGCGTGGATGGAGTCCGGCGAGGTGCTGATGCGCCGCCGCTGGCGCCGACCCGACGACGGCTTGACGCTGCCGGTTCAGATTCAGATGTTGGAATCTGACTACATCGCGGACAGTTACGACTCCTTTGGGCGTCGCGACGTCAACAGCGAACGCATCCAGATGGGCATCGAGCTTGACGGCATCGGGCGCAGGACGGCGTACAGGCTTTACAAGGCACACCCCGGCGAGACCTCAATCGGGTTCGCGCCGTCCTACGAAACGTCGATGGTGCCGGCGCGAGAGATCAGTCACGTCTTCCACGTCACCCGCCCCGGCCAGTTGCGCGGCGTGCCGTGGCTGTCGCCTATCATGCTGGATCTGCGCGACCTCGACGACTACGACCACGCCGAGATGGTGCGTGCGAAGATTGCTTCGTGCTTCGTCGCGTTCAGGCGCACCAACAACGAAGACCCGATCGGCTTGGGCGACAACACCGAGCAGGATGACGCGGGCGACTGGATCGAAACGATGCGGCCGGGCATGGTCGTCAAGCTGCCAGACGGCGAAGACGTGTCATTCGGCACGCCTCCACAGGTCGGCGGCTACAGCGATTACGTCAACGCGCACCTGCACAAGATCGCGACCGGCGCCCAAGTGCCGTATGAGTTGCTGACCGGCGACCTGAGCCAGGTCAACTACAGCAGCATCCGCGCGGGTTCGCTTGAGTTCCACCGCTTGATCGCGGCGCTGCAAGAGCAGGTTGTCGAGCCCCACGTCTGCGCCCCGCAATGGCAGTGGATGGTTGAGGCTGCCGAGCTTGCTGGCAAACTGCCAGGCATGACCGCAACCGAGCGCGCCAAGGCGATGCGCCCCGAGTGGCATCGGCCGGCATGGGTTGAGATCGACCGTGAGAGCGAGATCAAGGCTGACGTCATGGAGATGCAGGCGGGCGTCCGCACGTTGGCGCAAGCGGTCGGCAAGCGCGGCGGCGACTGGAAGCAGACGCTTGACGCCATCGCGGACGAGAAGGCCTATGCCGACACGCTCGGCTTGACCCTGTCCGGCCTCGGTTCGGTGACGCCTTCGCAGGCTGTTACGATGCCGGATGACACCGTCGAAGACGTCACGCCTGATAATGAATAATATTTGACAGTTGACAGGGTTAGCGCGCAGTCGGTAGTTTCGCGGCATGACCAAGCGCACGCCACCTGACCTCATCCAGCGAGCCGCGACCTTCGAGCCGGCGTCGTTCGATGCTGAGGCCCGCACCATTGACCTCGTCTGGTCGACTGGCGCGGATGTGGAACGAAGCGACTGGTCAACAGGCTCCCGATACATCGAGCGGATGAGCATGAAGCCGAGCGACGGCAAACTTGCCAGGCTCAACGTCGGCGCCCCGCTGCTCGATTCACACGATAGCTACTCGTCATCGTCCATCATCGGCGCGGTCGTCCCCGGCTCGGCGGCAATCCGCAATGGCCTCGGCGTCGCGACTGTCCGCTTGAGCAACGCGCCAGACGTCACCAACGCCGTCATGAAGATTGGCGAAGGCATCCTGCGCAACGTGTCGTTCGGCTACCGCCTGATTGGCGAGCCGACCGTAACAGCAGGCAAGAAAGGCCAACCCGAGGTCCGCGAGTGGGCCGAATGGGAAGCGCACGAGTTGAGCATGGTCCCGATCCCGGCAGACGCCGGGGCGCAGACGCGGGCGATGCCTGCACAAGTGGAGTCCCCAATGAGCGAGCCAACCGCCCCCGCCAACGTCATCGACCTCGACGCCGTCCGCGCCGAAGCCAAAGCCACTGAGCGCACCCGCGTTTCGGCAATCAACGACCTCGGCAAGCGCCACGGCGTTGACGTCGCTTCGTTCGTCGACGGCGACAAGAGCGTTGACGCGGTCCGCACGCACATCCTCGACACCCTCGCGGCCAAGAGCGCCACGCAAGACGTACAGGGCACGCACCGCGCCGCCTCGGTCAAGACCGACCACGCCGATCAGGTCCGCGCTGGCATCGCCAACGCGATCGAATTCCGCTCCGGTCTCAGGGGCGCCGTCCTCACCGACGCCGGCCGCGCTCACGCGCAGTTGAGCCTCGTTCGCATGGCTGAGGTGTTCCTTCGACAGAACGGCGTCGACACCACGGTCCTGGGCAACCGCGAGATCGCCCGCATGGCGATGCGCGGTGACGGCAATCTGTCGCAACGCTCGTTCGCGGGCGCGATGGCAACCGGCGACTTCCCGTACTTGCTGGGCGCTGTGGCTAACAAGTTCCTGCTCGAAGGCTATGCCGCCGAGCCGATGAGCCACGAAGCGTTCTCGTACACCCGCACCGTCAGCGACCTCAAGCAGGTCTCGGGCGTGCGCCTGGGCTCCATCGCCGCGCTGCCGAAAGTGGTCGAGGGTGCGGAATACACCTACGCCTCGACCGGCGAGGAGCGCGAGGTCTACACGGTCGCCAAGTACGGCGCCATCCTCCCCTTCACCCTGGAGGCCTTCATCAACGACGACTTGGGCGGCTTCCAAATCGAGGCCGACGAGATGGGTCGCGCGGCGGCCCGTGCGGAACTGGGCGTTGCCTACAGCGTCTTCACCGACAACAGCGGCGGCGGGCAGACGATGGGTGACGCCACCGACCTGTTCACCTCTGCGCACCTCAACCTCGACAGCGCCACCGCACTGAGCGCGGCCAGCCTCGACACGGCGCGCACGCTGCTCCGCAACCAGACGGACCTGACCGGCAACTTCGTCGGCTCGGCACCCGCCATCCTGTTGGTCAACAGCGCCCTGGAAGGCACCGCCGACCGCATCGTGAACGGCAGCTACTTCCCGACCACGGACGCCACGGCGACCATCGGCGCGTACCGCTCGCTGCAAGTGGTCGTCGAGCCCCGGCTGAACGCTCTCAGCGCGACGGTCTACTACCTGATGACCGGCCGCAAGTGGATCGAGATCGGCAAGCTGGCCGGCTACGAGTCCCCGATGATCGAGATGATCGAGCAGAAGGATGCCGACCAAATCGGCTACAAGGCCCGTTATTTCGTCGCTGCAAAGGCGATGGATTGGCGGCAGGTTGTTCGGAACCCCGGCGCGTAGTCGAGGCGGTGGTGGGGCCACTTGGGTTCCTAACTTAGACGACGGCGGGACCGTCAACGGAGCATCACACAATGAGCACAGTCCAGAGCCAGCCAGGGCGTATCCTGAGCATCATCGCAGGCGGCGCAATCGTAAGCGGTGCCGTCCAAGAGATCGGCAGCGACATCATCGGCGTAGCGCTCAACTCGGCGGCAGCGTCGGGCGACGTCTACCCGCTCGCCACCGAGGGCGTCTTCACCGTCGCCAAGAAGACCAGCCAGACATGGGCAGCCGGCGATAAGCTGTATTGGGACACTTCGGCGGCCACCGCGTCCAACGCCTACGTTGCCGCTGCGGCTGACAACTACATCGGCTTGGCAACCGCCATCGCGGCTTCGGCTGCAACCACCGGCAACTGCAAGTTGCGCGGCGGCGCCGAGGCTGAAGTCGACCTCGACGACGTGGTCTTGAAGTCGCTGTTCGATGCGGAGACGATCCTGATCGCCACGTCCGACAACACGCCCATCCCGCTCACCGTTAGCGCGTCGACCATCGTTGGTCGTGGCGCTGCCGGCTCCATCGTTGCTCTGACACCCGCGCAGGCGCGCGTCGTTGCGGCAACCACGAGCGAGGCGGAAGGCGACGAACTGCTCGGCGCCGGCACCGTCGGCGCTGATCGGCTCGTGGCAGCGCAGTTGACCGGCTTGCAGTCGGCGGTTGTCGCTGACGACAACTTGACCGGCGGTATGCCTGTCATTCACACGTTCGTCATCCCGACGACCGCAGCAACCACGCCGTTCGTGTTCGTCCACAAGACGCGCATCGCGATGTTGCAGGCGCTGAAGACGGTCGCGGCCGGCACGGCTGCCGGAACGCTGACTATCAAGAACGGGTCGACCGCCATCACCGACGCCGCGGCGTGGGACAACAACACGGTAGACAAGGCGATAGTGGCGTTTGGCACCATCGATGACGGTCAGCACACGATCGCCGCCGGCGGCACGCTCAACATCACCACCGACCAAAACGCGTCGGACGGCATCCTCACCGTCATCGGCTTCCGCGTCACCTAACCCGGAAGCCCGCTGAATACGGGGCGGGCACTCGGGGCAACCTGGGTGCCCGTTTCCATTTCCGGCCAAGGAGCCAACCGCATGATCACCGCCAGCGACCTAGAGAATCGCCTGCTATCCACCGCAGTTGCCAGCCCACTTGGGCAGGCAGTGACGTATACGCCGGCACTCTCTGGCGTCCCTGCGACGATTCGCGGCGTGTTCAACCGCGATTATATCGAATCGCTCACCGAGACCGGCCAGCCCGTCGGCGTCGGCACAGCCTTGCTCACAGTGTACGCCAGCAACTTGCTAGCGGCACCGCTGCGGACTGACGCCGTCACCGTCGGCGGCAGCAACTGGACCGTGGGCGAAGTCATCAACGACGGCCAGTCCGCCTACCGCCTGCGCTTGCGGGAGGCCGCATGACGCAGACCACCCGCGCCAGCATCCTCACCACGACGCAATCAACGCTCGTCGCGGCGGCAACGTCAGCGGGGTCGCGCGTCTACATCGCGCGGTCTGACGTCTTCGCCACCGTCGAACTCCCAGCCATCGCGCTCGACATCGACCGGGAAACCGAGACGATCCAGATCGAGGGCCAAGGCGGTCTGTGCGCACCGTACATGGATCGAAGCAGCGACTTGCAACTGATGCTGTTCGCCAATGGTGCCACCGACGCGCTTGCCGACACCGCCCGCGACGCGCTCGTTGAGGCCGTCCGCGTCGCGTTGCTTGGCGACTTGACGTGGTTGACGACGATCCACTCGGTCACGTCCGTTGATGTCCAGTACGTCATAGGTGAAGGCGACGGGCAAGCGTTCCTGGCCGGCGCGAAGATGACGATCGGCCTGTCGTATAGCCACGACTACGGTGCAGCGTAATGG